CGGACGACGACTTGCCCCGTCACCGCAAGCATCGCGGGATCGGCGCCGGCGATGCGCCCGTCGGGACGGATCACCTCCACCTTGTCGAGATTATTCGCGTAGGTGAACGTGCCGGACACGACATTGCCGAGCGGCACGCCGTCGCGCCGGATTTGCCCGGTGAACTGCGTGAAGCGATCGATGACCTGCTCGGTGGGGGAGCCTGAGCCGGATGCGCCGCCTCGGGTCTCGCCCTGCGCGATGACGCTGACCGTGCCGTTCAGGAGTCCGGAGCGTTGCAGCTGGATGGCAAGCTTGTCGGCCATCGCCCCGAAATTCATGCCGTAGCTCGGAACGTCGGGCATGCCGACCTCGATCGCGGCCGAGGGGAGGGAGAGCGCTCCCGACGCGAAGACGTGGTTGTAGGGTCCGGCCGCCGAGCCGCCAGCGAGCGTCGCGCCCGAGGCGGTGGCGTTGGAGTTGGGCGTCGTCGAAGCGTCCAGCGTGACGCTGTTGCCGGCCGTGCCGATTGTGTCCGACTCGACCAGGATGGCGTTGCCGGCGAGGTTGAGCGAATAGGTCTGCGACGCGAGCGCGGCGGTTGCGCTCTTGTTGAGGCCGATCACCGCATTCGTAAGCGTTTCCTGAAGCGAAGTGCCGATCAGGCTTTCGTCGCCGGACGCACCGGCGGCGACAAACGTCCAGTCAGCGCCCCCGATCGAAATCGTGCTTCCGTCCGCCGGCTGGCCGTCGAAGGTGAAGCTTCCCGCCGCGGCCGTGCCCTGCGTCGATGTCGGGGCGCCAAGCAGAAGCTTCAGCCAGTATCCGAAATTCCTGAGGTCGAGCGGGACGACGACATCGCCGTCGTTGTTGATCACGTCGCGCGCCGGCTGCTGCGGATCGCGGCCATAGCCGAGAAGATCGCTCTCAATCAGGTTCTGCTGCTCGCCGAGCGCCGAGGAGACGAAGGGCACCTGCTTGAAGCCGGAACCGGGCGGGACGCCATAGGTGGTTTCGAACGCCAATGCCATGACGGCATTGGCGCCGCGTGCGCGGGCCATGGAAGCCTCCTTGTGGGAAGGGTCAGGTCAGAGGATTGGTGGTCGAATAGGCGGCGACGATCGCCGCCTCGGCCCACCGGCCGGACACGGCGCCCGCCGTCTCGAGGTCGTCCGAGACAGGCGCTTCCGTATCGAGGAATTCACAAAGGCCGCCGAGCGTGCGATCCGCGGCGACCGCTGTCCCGATTGCGGACAGCATCTGATCGAGCGCTTCCTCGCGCGACAGTGAAGCCGATGCGAAGGCGGCGATCTCGATTGGCACCCGGTGCTCGTAGACATAGACAAGCGGTGACAGAAGAACATCCGGCTCGCCGGGCTCGCCGTCGCGGACGATCACGATCCCACCCGGCGGGATGCGCTCGGGCTTGTCCAGGTTGCGTTTGACCTCGGCGTTCGGCAGCGCGGTCGCGAGAAGGCTCTTGACCGCCTCGATCACCTGCTCGCGCTTGCTCGCCACCGTCTATCTCCAATGCGCCGCGATGATGCCGCCGACGCGATCGGCCCAGCGGTTGCCGGCGCCTTCGACATCGAGCCGCTTGCGCGGATTGACCATCGGCAGCAGCACGAAGATCACGACAAAGCGCCGACCGCCGCTCAAAGGCGCCCGGATCGGCTTGAACGATTTGCGCCGGCGCCATCGCGCCGGCTGTCGCACATAGCTCGCGTCGGTCACGAGCAGCGCATGGCCACCCTGCGGAACGAAGCGGAGCTTGACGCCAGTTTCGGTTTCCCAGATCGCTGGCGTGAGCCGCCTGTTCTTGACCGTCGTGTGGCTAACACCGGCGTCCTTCGTGGGCACCGCGAGAAACCGTCTGTTGCGCGCGACGATCGAAACGCCGCGCTCAAATGCGTCCACGATGTCGGGCGCGCGCGACCAGACATAGGCGACCGAATTGATGCTGGCGCCGCTCTCCGGATACCGCTTTCCGCGCCACGTCTTTGCGAGCCGCTGGCCCATTCCGGCGCCGACGACCTGGCCGCGGAGCTCGTCCTTAAGGCCTGCCTGAACCTCATTCATCGCTTCCGAGACCGCAACCTCGCCGTCGTCATAGGCGCGCTTGAGCACGGCGCCGAGATCGTCGGCCTTGAGGTTGAAACGCATGGTTCTGTTTAATTATTTGCTCAGGTTAAAGGTCGACTTGCGCCCCCGACCTAGTCGTCGAACAATGACAATCTCTCACGGAACTATGAAGCCGCCACCGATCAGCCGGGGGCTTCGAAGAAGGAACTCGAAGTGTCTGCACAACCAACGCCTGACGAGATTATGACTGCTCTCAACGAGTCCGGCTACTTGATGGAGCAGGAGGTCGCTACCCAACTTGAAAGGCGCGGCCTTCATGTCCGCACGAACGTTGCATTCGAGGACCCTGACGAGGGCAAGTCTCGCGAGATCGACGTTACTGCAATCAGGCGGGTGGCGCATGACGAGCGGGCGCAGGTCGCTGCATTTGTGGAGCTGATAGTCGAATGCAAGAACAATTCGAATCCATTCGTGTTCATTGCTCGCCCGAAGAACGAGGCAGACAAGCGTACTCAGCCACAGGAGTTCATGTTCCCGTACCAGTACAGCATGAAGAAGGACCTGGGCGGTGGCCGGGGGATGTCTAGGGAAGTGCCAGCTTTCAGTTATCTTGGTTTCGACAGCGCCTACAGCGAGCATCAGAACGCGTGGAAGGCGGTACAATTTTGTCGGATTGATCGGAAGGGAAATGGATGGCATGCCAATCAAGGCGGTCTCTATGACGCCATCTTTTACCCTATGGCTAAGGCGATAAGTGCCCGAAGGAAGGAAGTTCCACGGGCTAGTCGCCTCGATAAATGGCACTATTTTTGGCTTTTCTTTCCACTGGTCGTCACATCCGGCGATCTGTTCCTTATTGATTCGACGGCAGAGACGCCAGCACCGCAATCGGTCGATCATGTGACATTCAAGCGTGAGCTCAAATCAGGTAAATTAACGGGATCATTCACACTGACGTTTGTTCGCCAGCAGGCTCTTGAGAGCTTTCTGGCTTCGGTAGTCGATCCGGTGGCCGCCTTAGCGACCGATCTCGTGACCAATAGGCTAGAATTCGTCAGAAAAACGGAACTACCCTGGACAGATTAATCGCGAGGCGACGCCTCGCATATCCAAACGAGACCGAGCCCGTCACGCACTAGTGTGCCGATGATGTCGAACAGATCGCCGTCGATTTCGGTCGTGTCGCCCGAGGCGGGCGATGCGACCTCCGACACTCGCACGTCGATCAGAACGGTGGCCATGACCGCCCGACCACTTCCGAAGCCGACCACCTCGTCGGGCGACTTGCGGATGACGCGAACGGCGATGCCGTTGCCAAGGCCACCCGCGCGCCAGATCGCGTCTTCCGCGACATTGGCGTCGCGGAAGATCGCGTCGATCGCCGCGCCGAAGGCCGCTTGCATCACGCTTACGCTTCGTCCAGCCGCGCGATAGCGTTGAGCCGAACGCGCCCGATCGTCGATCCGGCTGCGTTGTCAACGGCCGCGGTTGCGGCGCCGATCAGAAGGTTGCCGGTTGCAACGGTGGTGCATCGCTTGTTGGTGTCGTCCCAGTAGACGAGCGCGCCGACGGTCCATGCCTGCGAGCCGGCCTTGGCGAGATCGAAGACGCCTGCGGTCTTGAGCGCCACGTCGGCGCCGCTGAGCGCATCGGCGGTGCATACGCCGAACAATTAGCCGACCTTTGCGCCTTCGCCCGAAAGACGGTCGTAGGGTGCCGGCACCGTGATCGTATCGCCGGCCTGCACGTAGTTCTTCATGAGATTGTCTCCTGAACGGGAAAGGACCGCCGAAGCGGTCCTTTCAGGTTGATCCGATGATTGAGCGCCGGCTTAGGAGTTGGCGCCGGCGTTGTAGAACAGGCCGCGGTAGTCGAGCGCCTTGGCGGCGAAGTCATGCCGGACCTTGATCTCCACCCCGTCCACCTCGAAGCCGGCGCGCTGGTCGATGAACGGTTCGGTCTGTCCTTCGAGGTGGGCGTATTCGACCGTATCGACGAGGTTCGGGTCGGCGGCGAGATACCAAGGCTGCGGACCGCCGGTCTTGAACAGCCGCGGCTCTTCGACGATTTGTAGCGATCCCGTGAAGGCGTTCACGTCGGAGGCTTTCGCCGGCGTGGTCGCGGCGATCATCTTTCGCGCCTCGATGGTGCGCTGGCCGGGCGGCACGACGATGTAGCGCGGGCGGGCGTCGATATACTCCTTGTCCGCGCCCGAGCCGTCGCCGAGATCCTTCTGCTGGGTCATGTTCTCCCAGGCTTCGGAAAGCGAGGTCTCGGCGATCACCGCTGCCGTGCCGACATTGCCATGGTTGGCGTGGAAGAGGGCCACGCCGTCGGCGAGGTTCGCATTGGCGAGCAGCACGTTGTAGACGATGCTCGATTCCAGATCGGCCGCACGCTGCCCGGCGGTCCCGAGCGCCCGGTCGAAGGCGCGGAGATCGTCGTTGATGATCGCCTGCCGCGTGAGCGGGACGATCCGGCCGTAGGTCGCGAGTTGGTAGGACTCGCGGCCTTCCGCGATCGAGCCGTAGCTGAACTCGGCGCCCTCCATGACGGGCTTGAGCGCGGGGAAATTGCCGATCTGCGTCGGATACATCGGCTTGAAGTCGGTCGCGGTCGTTCCGCGCGCCCACGTCTGGAAGGTGCGCGGCGTGCCGGCATAGGCCTGGCGGAGCCGCTTGCCGGCGACGGCCGCAAGGATCAGCGGGAAATCCGAGGTCGATTGCAGGCCGGCCGCGCGCGTCGCCTGATACGCGATCTCGTTCGGTGTCATGCCCCGCGTGCGAACGCCCGCCGCTTCGAGGCAATCGCGCGCCACGTCGATCAGCCGCATGCCGCGATATTCGCGGGCGCGGTCGGTCATCGCGAAGGCCTGCGGTTGCGCGCGATGCAGGATGGCCTCGGCGATCGCCTCGCGGCGGGTGACGGTGGCATCGAAACCGCCCGCCGGCATGGAAACCTGCGAGTGCCCGATGCCTCGCGCGTCACGCTCGGCGAGCTTGTCGAGGATGACCTTGCGCGCGTCGGCGACCGAGACGTTGCGCTTCACGAGATCGTCCGCAACGGCGCGCTCAAGCTTGAACTGATCGACGAGGCCCGTGATCGTCGTGATGCGCCCCTGCTCCTGGGCGCGCACCTGTTCCGCGTTCACCGTTTCCGGCGCGGGCACAGGCGCTTCGACCGTGCGGGTCGCGTCATTCGGCTTGTCTTCCGCCGGCGCGTTGCCCGGCACGTCGTCTTTCTTCGACATGGCATGATTCTCCTGATTGTCGGGCCGCACCCGGTTGGTAACTTCGAAGGGGAAAAGGCGGTCGGGCGGCGCCGACCGGACTTGCGCGCCGGGATCGGCGCCGATGGTCACGAAGCTGATTTCGTAAGGCGTCCAGCGCTCGACGAACCACTTCTCGACTTCGCCGGCCGTCTCGGACTTCTCAATGCGGACCTTGTCGATCGAGTAGCCGACCGAGATGTTGCGGACGATCCGGTCCGCCACCAGCGCGAACAGCCGGTCCGAGCTTTCATCGACGCCCTGCTTCGGGAAGCGGATGGTGGCGACGCCTTCGCCGTCCATGATCGCCGCCCGCTCGACGACGGCGATCTGCGCCTGCGTGGTATAGGCGTTGTGGCTGTCGAGGACTGCGGCGCCGGAGTTCAGGCGCGACAGATCGACGGCCTTGTCGGAGACGATGAGGACTTCGTCGTAGTTGACGGTTCGCATCGAATCCCAATCGAACCGGCGGCGACGAACCGAAGCACCGGTCGTCCGGACGAGACCGACCGTGCGGGCCTCGGCATCGACCAAAGAGACGGGCGCAAGCCGAGTCTGCATCGGGAGCGCGTCGCGGCGCTCCCGAATGTGTTCGGGCATGATTGCCTCCTTGGATTAGGGCTTCTTCGCGTTGCCGCTGACGGCTTGGTCGCTGCTTGGCGGCTCGGGCTGATAAAGACCTTGCTGCGTGACCTTGCGAGGATCGCTGTCGAGCACGATCCCGAGCTTGTCGAGCATCGCGTTGGTCTCCGCGGTTTCGGCGAGGATGTCTTCGAGGTTCTCGCCCTGGCGCGCCACGACACGGCGAAGCGAGGTCGATCCCATCCGTACCATCATGAGGTCGGCGCGTGCGTCATCGAGCGGGTTAAGGTACTCGAACTTGGGCGGCTCCCATTCGACGCCTGCGGTCGCCACCGGGATTGATCCGGCCGCGTAGGCCGCGGCAATGAACCAGTCCCAGATCGGCTGGCAGAAGACCGGAATGACGACCTGCCACTGGATCGCTTCGACGATGCGCCGGAATTCCACGATCCCGGCGCGGATCGAGGAGTAGTTCACCTGGCTCAAGTCGCCGGTGAGCAACTCGTAAGGGATGCGGAAGCCGGCTGCGATGATATGAAGCTGCGCTCGCAGCCATTCGCTCACACCGGCGGTCGCCGCCGGCTGGTTGAACTTGATGTCCTTGCCGCCACGGGCATAGGCGATCAGGCCGGGCTCGAACTGCTCGATCGTCTTGCCGTCGGCGTCCACGACCGACGGCGCCACGCCCTGATCCGCATCGTCCGCGGCCGTGACGATGCCGACAAGGCAGGCCTCGGTCTTCTTGCGGACGAGCTCGGAATTGGTCCAGTCGTCCAGATCGCGAAGCGCGCGCATCACCGGCGCGCCCCAAGGCACGCCGCGCTGCTGGACGCGATCGCGCAGGAACAGATGCACGACGCCATCGGCGGGAATGCGAACCGAGGTCACGTTGCGCGACAATGGAATCGCGATGTCGCCCGGATGGTCCGGGAAGAGCCAATACGCCAGGCGGCGCCCGATCGCGTCGTATTCGATGCCGCGGACGGTGCGGCTGCCGTCCGGCGGTCCGTCGATCTTCGATTCGTCGAGGTGATCGGCCTCGTTCAGCTGGATTTGCAGCGGCACCGGCAGGCCGTCCTCGGCGCGCCGCATCCGGCGCCGCGCGAACACGTCGCCTGACTCGACCATCTCCCGCACGGCCAGCGTGGCGAGCCCGTTGAAATCCGAGCGGCCGTCCGCGTCGCAGACCTTCGACCATTCCGCGAAGAGATCGTTGATCCTCTTGTCGAGCGCCTCGTCGCCGCTGGCCGCGCGCGGGCAGATGCCCGAGCCGACGATGTTGCTGACCCAAGCGCTCACGGCCTTCGCCGCGTGCGGGTTGTTGCGCACGAGGTCGCGCATGCGGTTGCGCAGAACCGCGCCCGCCGAGGCGATCTCCGCGTCCGCGGACGCGCCGGTCGAACGCCAGCCGTCGGTGCGCCGGCCGGCGGCGGCGCCGTCATAGGCGCGCTTCGCCAGGCCGGCGAACGCTTGCCGCGCGACCAGGCGCTTGACCGCTGCTCGCGGGGCAACGACCGCAACCGCGCGATCGAGGAGCGACGGCGCGGCAAAG